AATGAACAAAAAATGCTCCACGAATACGACGATGTAGCCCTGAGCATGCTCGCCCAGCCCTACTGTGAGTTTCACGACATGATGCCTTTTTTTGTGTACCCCTCCTCCCAGAATACATTGGCACAGGGAATCTTTGATCTCTCCCGCATCCCCATGCACAAGAAATGGTTGTTCCGTATCCGCCACGATGGCTCCCATCGACAATCCGATATCAAGAATTGGGATCAGCTCATGGCTCATTTTGACGAGGAACATGAATCGTTTACAGGCACCCTGGCGACACCTTTTCAGAACCGCTACTCCCTGTGGCTCTGGATTTTGTTTTGTATCGTAGGTTTGGTGATTATGGTGGTCTTGATTTCTAATATTCGTTCCAAAATTTAGAAAAGGGCCTGAAAATTCCATCCCAGGGTCATGAACAAATCGGCACAGATGGTGTCGTGATAGTACTTGCGGTCAATGGTTTTTAGAATATTAAAATCTTCCTTCTTACAGGGATACTTGTGCCGTCTCAACAGTTGAAACAAGACATATTGGGTATTGATGAAATTTTTTCGTTCCGTGTGTTTGAACCGCTTGTCATACAAATCCGTCAACAAGTCAAAATCTCTCAAGAGATCATTTTCCAAGTGGCTAATGTCGGGTGCCGGTTTGTCGGTGAGTTGGTGGTAGATGAGAACGACATCTTCATAATGCTTGGTATGACCCGTTTCTTTGAGAAAAATAAGAATCTGTTCCTTGGAAATATTTTGAAACGCGGTAGATTTGGGCATTTCCTTGTAATTTTCCTCCAATAACCCATGAAGAACCAATTGTTCAATGAGATCCTCCAACACCTTGGGGTCAATGGATGCATTTTGTTTCCCCTGAAACTGATTGATGCAATCCCGGAAATGGGTTCGACGGTCATACGTGTACTTGGATGAAATATTGACGCGGTCAATGTCCTTGAAAGAAATGCTGGAATGCATGGCGGCCGTGGCCACAAAACCACATTTTTCACACACAAAATGATTGTCGTGGATAAAAAAGGATTCCTGGTCGCTGTAGCACAAGGTGCATTTCAATTTATTTGAAAACGGTTTGGCCGTGGGAACCTCCTTGGCCTCTTCCCATTGTCCCCACGTGTATTCCTGTGGAAAGTAGCTTTCCACGATACTCATGTATTCCCGGACAATGTCTTCCATTTTTTCTCCTACATTGAGTTGGCTTTCCTCCGCCTTGCTGGAGACAAATTGGATCTTGTTTTGTGATTTTTTTAATAAAAAATACTGATCCAAAAGTGGAATCGCACGAAGAAGATAAAAATAAAACGTGCGGTCCGGCTTGTCTTGACGCTGTTTCTCCAATGTGTCCATCTTGTGCTTGATGTCCTGAACCACATTTTTGGAGGCGTGCTTTGACTGTAATGAATCATAGAGCTCTTTCCACTTTTGATACTCCTCCGCGGGATCGGTCGTAGGAAAAGAAGAAGAAGGAATCTCGATCTGTTGGAATTTTCTCACCAGAGTATTGTGGATGGAGAGAATATCTAATGTATTCATTATTATATTTATTTCACAATCCAATTTCCTTTAAATGAGTTTTTGTACGAGGCCATGACCATATTTTTTTTTGTACAAAATTTTTTTTTTTTCCACGTCTTTTTTAAATGAGTTTAACACAAACACAAAAGGTGACGATTCAATATATAGCGTTTCCCAATTCTTTTGGAATGACGGAATGTGTGTATGTCAACCAGAATGGAAACATTAAAAAGGTGCCTCTTTCGACGGTTTTCCTCAACAGTATTTCGTTTTATTCCCTCATCACCCCGCTTTCGACAACCAGCACCGTATCGTCTGTTCCCTCGACGCTTTCCTCGGGTGGAACGCCAACCAATGTCACGACCCCCGTGTATCTCTGTACACCCAATTCGACCGCGACCGATTCTTCCGGTAATTCCCAGCTCCAGATGGGAAGCCTCTACTGGAATTTTTCGGGTCAGGACTTTTACGGCTACCTCGTGGTTTTGATCAATCTCAACTGTCATCAGAGCCCCGCGCTGTACACCTATGTCAATGTCCTGGTATCGGGTTATCTTTCCACCACCACCTCTGCCGCCACCGTCTCCTCTGTCAATCCCATTGTCCTGTCGCCCAATCTCGAGGTGTACGATCCCCAGGCACCCCCCACCTATTCTTCGGGGAGTTATTTTCCCTCGACGTATGCAGATCCCGGCACCTCCAACTCTATCCGTGCCATGCTCCACGGAAATATTCAACTCACCTTTCCTGCCGGTCCCATTTCCTCTTGGATCAATACCAGCAACCAATATTTTTCCGCCTCGTACAGCCCTTTTTAATTTATTGAACCAACCGTTTTCAATGAACCTATTTAAAGACACGCCTCTCAAGGAAAAAAAAGGAACAAATTGTGTTAGCATGAGTGAAGAAGGAATCAAGTGCATGGATACGGATGGTATCCTGGAAGTATGGAACTACACCGAATGCGATTCGTCGAGCCCGGAAGAGGTGAAACAACAGCGCGGCCTGATCAAGGACACTGAAGGAAATACCATCCTCCATTCTTTTGGATACACCGAGGAATATACCCATGTACAAACGGACGCGATCCGGGAAAAAATAGGCGATCCCGCGGACTGGATTTTCCATTATTCGGTCGAGGGCACCCTTCTCCGCATGTTCTACCATGGGGAACAGTGGTACGTGTGTACGCACAAGAAATTAAATGCTTTCAAGAGTCGTTGGTCGTGTAAGCAAACGTTTGGAGAATTATTGGAGCAGGGATTGGATGATATTTTTCAGCGGAAAGGAACGTTGGAATGGTTGCAGGGTCAGCTCCCTACCACCAAGGTGTATTTTTTTCTGGTGCGTTCCAATCCCCAGAACCGCATTGTTTGTCATACACACCATCTGCAAAAGCACGAGAGCATTGTGTTTCTTGGCCACTATGTCCGCGACCATCCCCTCCCCTTTTGTTTCTATGAAAAAGGGGTCGAGGGGGAAGAGCCCGCCGTCCTCCGTGTCATGGAGAGTCCTTCTGCCCTCCCTCATCCGATGACGACGGTGGAGGAGGTGTGTCAACTCGTCTCCACGATCGATCCATTTGTGTTCCAGGGGGTGATTGCTTTCCGAAAGAATGGGATGCAGAGTGTCAAGGTGTTGCATACCGACTATGTAAAATATTACCAGGTGCGTGGCAATAATCCAAATCTGAGGTTCCGCTACCTCGAGGTTCGAAACCAACCGGAACAGCTCAAGCTCCTGTATGTCCTGTATCCCAAGTACACCCTCTTGTTTGATGAATACGAGGGCACATTGTATCAGATTGCCCGGGTGATTTACCAGTTTTACGTCCAACGCTACATCAAGAATCAGTACATTACGCTTCCCCGGGAAGAATACTTGTTGCTCAAAAAGTGTCATCAGTGGTACCTCGAGGACAGAAAAAATAACCGCATTTTTACACAAAAGGTGTTGGAGATTCTGGCCAATGAACCACCCCTTCATTTGTACAAGATGATTCGTCGTTTTCACTATGAGCGTGATGTGAAACCACGTCATCCGCTTCCTTATGCGCGCACAGACATGAAAATGGAGATTCCCGTCTATAATCAGAAACAAAACCAAGAGTTTATGGCCTCGTTGCCTCCCCTCACACCCCCCACTTCTCCCAAGTAATTCCAAATTATTATTCTCTTGTTCTAGGATAGATAGATGTACTACCATGGAATCTGTTCAACGTTTATATGGTGATTTTTTTATTCACCAATACCGCCGCCTCTCCCTTTCTTTCGATGCACCGTACGCGTGTGTGATTGTCGAGCCTCGAAAGCATCCTCATCTGGAATGGGTCATCAAGAATGTCATGTATTTTTTACCCCATTGGTCCTTGTACATTTTCCATTCCAGGGAAAATGAATCCTTTGTACGCAACCTTATCGGTTCTGAAAATGAAAACCAGGTTCATTTTCACGAGATTTGTACACAAAATTTGACCATTGAAGAATACAATGTGCTGCTCACGAGCCCTTCGTTTTGGTCCTCCATCCACGCCGAGGATATTCTTATTTTCCAGACCGACTCGTACATTCGGCGTTGGGGGATCGAAAGTTTTCTCCACCATGAATTCTGTATGATTGGTGCGCCGTGGCCCAAAGTGGGCGACCAACCTCACGTAGGAAATGGTGGTTTTTCCTTTCGAAAAAAATCCGCCATGCTCCCATTGATTTCCTCCCCGCGTCCTCCCCGCAAGCCCGAGGATGTGTTTTTTTACGAGACGGCCAAGAAATACAAGATGAACATGCCTACCAAGAATGTGTCCCGTTTGTTTTCGACCGAGGCCCTCTATCATCCCCACTCGTACGCGGTTCACAAGTCGTGGATCTTTGGACACCGTTCCTTGTCCATTGACATTCATTCTTCATGGCTTGTGTATCTCCCCGCGGACCGATCCTTTCTTTGCCAAGATTCCACCGAGTGGACCGTACGGTATCCCCCTTATGGATACATTATGAAATTGCCCGTGGGTAAGGACACGACGCTCCATGTGAACCGCGGGATGCAAATTTTTTGTGGACATACCAATCAGACAGAACGAGTCCTCCAACAACATCTCGTCATGGTTCCCCGCGACAAGACACTCTTGGGTCTGCCGTCCACAGCCGTGATTCACGTCTACCGAGGCGATGAATCGATCGGGATCGTCCAACCTCACGAACGCGCTCCCTTTGCCATGGACGAGCAGCGTCCTCTCTATTTTTGTTGGGAGGAAAAAGACACGACTCTGGCTATACTGGACTATAACCGTTGGAAATCGTCCTCGTAGCGCACAATATCCTCTTCTCCAAAGTATTCCCCGGTCTGTACCTCGATGAGTTCCAAGGTCCCTGATTCCTGGTCATTGATGAGACGATGTTTTTCCTCTTTTTCAATCACGACAAGAGTACCTACGCTCAGTGGCACCGTAGCGTCTCCCTTGACGGCCTTTCCTTGTCCACGCAGGACAATCCAGACCTCTCGACGGTGGACATGACTCTGTAGGGAAAGGCGTTTCAAGGGATTCACCACCAGACGTTTGATCTTGCAATCGACGCCGTCGTGCAAAATGTGAAATTCTCCCCAGGGTCGTGATTCCATGATTGTTATTTTTTCTTCTTTTTTTCATGACTGTTTAAGCCAACTAACATTGATCCAGATGAACGGTCGGGTGGTCGGTCGTACCCCCACTTTTCGAGGATAAGAAAGGATGATTCGTGGTGGTAGTGGTGAGCGCTGGAAAAGCGGAGAGAGCTCCCAGAGGCAACGGATCCGGAAAATGAATCTCAAAACGTAAAACGAGGCTGCCCGTATGTCCCTTGTAGGAAAACCCATGTTTTGGAATAACCTTTTCTACAGGCCCGGAGAGGATGCGGCGCAAGGGAGTGTTGGTGGGTTGGTGGATCGCCAATGTGGTCTGATCCAACAACAGTACATGTTTTTCAAACCCGAGGAGGAATTCAGAGAGGCTGAGGGGAATCGATGCTTCGAGATCCAATGGATTTTTGGTCGAGGGGCGATAAAAGGCGTGTTTCTTGTACACCACAGACAGGACCACATCACCAGTGTCTCTACCAGGATATTCATCCGCTTTTCCACGGATCACCAACTTGTTGCCCATGGGAATGCCCTGAGGGACAGGCACCTGGATGATTTCTTCCGAGGTGGTGGTGTCTTTTTCCGCATAGAGGAAACCACTGCCTTGACACGGGGAGCACTCGACGACGCTCTGCGTCATGATACCGATCCCCAGGCTCATTTGTTGGATACGCTGCCCCTGTCCGTTGCAAGCGGTGCACGTTTTGCTTCCATGGTATTTTTTACGGTGGATACGAAACGGCACGGTGGATCCTTTCATGACCTCTTCGAGCGTCACCTCCAACTGCATGTGGCGTCCGGGAGCTTTACGGGTGCTCGGAGAAGCCCCTCGACCCATACCCCCCATACCAGGCATATGCATACCAGGCATGCCTCCAAAGCCAGGCATGCCTCCTCCGCCCATACCCCCCATTCCGGGCATACCAAACCCAAAAAAGCTGTTGAAAATATCATGCATGTCGGGCATCTCCATATTGCTCATGTCCACGGTACCAAACTGGTCATACCGCTTTCGTTTGTCCTGGTCGGAGAGAATGGTGTAGGCCTCGCTAATTTTTTTGAATTGTTCCGGATCCCCGCCCCGATCGGGATGATATTTCATGGCCAGCTTTTTGTATGCCTTTTTAATTTCCTGAGTATCCGCTTGGCGCCCTACACCGAGCGTATCGTACAGATTTTCGGTCATTGAATTAATTTGATGGATATGGAATGTCTTTTCTACCTCCATCGACACCTGTTTAAATACCCTAAAGAAGGATGTTTGTTATAAATAAAAATTGATTTTGTCTTAAAAAAACATGCCCGTGTATTCAGAAATACACACATGAAACTCTTTGTCTATCATTGGCATGTCGCCGATGAAGCGGACGAGAACGATTCCATGGCCACCAAGATTCGAGCCTATGGCATCGATGAAAACAACCATACCGTTTGTCTGCATATACGGGGTTTCCAGCCCTGGTTCTATACAGAAATCCGTAGCGCGCTCCCATGGACCGAGTACCGCAATCTCGTCAAGAACAAGATTTTGGACCGGTACAAGGGCCCCATTATCAAACCCTTTTCTCTTTCGTACAAACAGCGCCTCTATTTTCATCACGAGGAACGAAAGCTCCCTTTTCTAAAACTGAGTTTCCCGTCTATTCAATCCAGGCGCAATGCGTACTATAAATTACAAAAATACACGACCTACGTATTGGGAAAAAAGACGGACATTTTTTGTCATGAACAGGAGGCCTCCCCCCTCCTCCAGCTGTGTTGCAAGCAAAACCTGCCCACGGCGGGATGGATGGAATTCCATGGAAAAAAACAGCCACCCCACCTCAAAATCACCCCGCTCGAGCACGAATACGTGGCCGAGTACCAGAACCTCAGTGGAGTCTCCGACGATACCATGTCCGTCCCTACCCCGACCATTTTTAGTTTTGATATCGAGGTGTATTCCACCAACCCCAAGCGCATGCCCGATGCCACGGTCGATGGAGATTGTATTTTCCAAATCTCGTGTGTGGTGGAAACACGGGACAAGGTGGAAAAACATTTGTTGACGCTTGGCAGGGTAAAACCATGGACCAAATCGGTCCAGGTCCATGTCTATGCCAGTGAAAAAGAATTGTTGCTCGGGTTTCAGGCCTTGTTGACCACCAAGAGCCCGCACGTGGTGATTGGCTACAATATCTTTGGATTCGATCTGCCCTACATGGTGGAGCGTGCCAAGAAATACGGCATCATGGACCAATTTGATATCTGGGGCATTCCCCACAAGAAACACTGCCCCGTCAAGGAAATCAAGTGGTCCAGCTCGGCCTATTCCTATCAGGAATTCCACTACCTGGATGCCGAGGGGCGTGTCTTTGTGGATTTGTTGCCCGTGGTGAAGCGCGAGTACAAGTTTAGTACCTACAAGCTGAAAACCGTGGCCACGTTTTTTCTCGGGGAAACCAAGGATCCCCTGACGCACCACGATATTTTTGATGCGTACCGGCTGGGCGTCTTGGGCGACGATACGACCAAGCTCTCGGAATGTGCCAAATACTGTGTCCAGGATTCGTACCTGGTATTACGATTGTTCCGGGTGCTGGAAACCTGGATCGGCTTGGTGGAAATGGCCAAGATTTGCAACGTCCCCATCATGTCGCTTTTTACCCAGGGTCAACAGATCAAGGTGTTTAGCCAGGTGTACCGTAAATGCATGGAGGAGGGCATCCTCGTTCAATCGTACGCGTCGCTTCCTCCCACCAAGGAATTGGAGGATGTGGATACGTATGCGGGCGCCTATGTGTTTCCACCCAAGCCCGGGGTGTATGACTGGGTCATTCCGTTTGATTTTTCGTCCCTGTATCCCACCACCATTATTGCCTACAATATCGATTATTCGACACTGGTCGTGGACAATAGCCTGCCGGATTCGGCGTGTCATATCATTGAATGGGAGGATCATATCGGGTGCGAGCACGATCCCGACAAGGCCAAGAAAGACCGGACCGTGTGCAAACACTATCGATTTCGTTTCCGAAAATCACCGATGGGTGTGATTCCCAGCCTCTTACAGGCCCTTTTGTCGCAGCGTTCCGAGACCAAGAAACGCATCAAGACACTCCAGAACGATCCTACCCTGAAAACGGTTTTGGACAAGCGCCAGCTTGCCTACAAGGTCTCGGCCAATTCCATGTACGGTGCCATGGGGGTCAAGAAGGGATACCTGCCGTTTATGCCCGGGGCCATGTCCACCACCGCCATGGGTCGAATGTCGATTCAAAAAGCGGCCGAGTATGTCAAGAAAAAACACCAGGGTCATTTGATTTATGGGGATTCGGTGGCACCCGATACCCCCTTGTGTCTCCGGTACCAGGGCTCGATTCACATGGAGAGCATTGAAGACTTTTTTGGACGGTTCGAAACCTGGGGCTATCCCCAATTCCGCGCGGGGGAGGAGTCGATGCGGTACAAGGAACAGTCTCTTCCCGGGGATGGGTACGAGATTTTGGGTGGAAAAGGGTGGACTCCGGTGCAGCGGGTGATTCGACACGAGACCGTGAAAACCATGTATCGTGTGTGCACATCGTCGGGATTGGTCGAGGTGACCGAGGATCACAGCCTGGTGCTCGCGTCTGGAGAACTGATCAAGCCGTCGGCGTTGACCACGGACCACGTGCTCCTCTGTATACCCCTGTCCGAGTCGATGAGGATCCACCAAGAATTATCGGTCCCCATGGAGGATCTCAAGCATCTGCAAATCACACCCGATGGGTTTTTACGCATGCGCGCGGGGAGTTCTCCTGTACAGTGGTCGCGTCTGGCGTGGTTTGTCCATGGCAACTGGCCCGATTTTCGGTGGGTGCGGAGAAAAGGGGAGATTTGCATCGATTGCTACAATCGAGAAGGCGTGGAAAGAGGCAAGGTGCTTTCTGTTGAAAAAACGGCATCCAATGAATGGAAAACGGTCTATGATGTGGAAACCGTCGAGGGTCGATTTCATTGTGGAATTGGGGAGCTGGTGGTGAAAAATACCGACAGTATTTATTGCCATTTTGAGACAAAACAGGATTCCGAGACCATTTGGAAACTGGCCAAGAGCGTCGAAAATGAATTTATCCGGCTTTTTCCCAAACCCATGAAACTGGTTTTTGAAGAAAAAATCTACCAAAAGTTTTTGATTCTCACCAAGAAACGGTACATGGCCTACACCTGCAATCAGGACGGTACCCTGGATAAGGATCTGACCATCCGTGGGGTGTTGCTGGCCCGACGGGATAATTGTCGATGGATCCGTGAGGTGTATGAAAACGTGGTGCGGAGCATCATGGAGGGTGCCCCTGAAAAGGAGATTCTGGATTTTGTCAACACCGCGGTGCTGGATCTGTTTCAGTGGCGTGTCCAGGGGACCGCTGATTTTGTGGTCTCCAAGCTGGTGGGAAAAGACTACAAGGTCAAGGCGCTCCCCGTGGATCCCAAGAAATTGGAGAAACGGTGCAAGGATCTCCACTTGACGCATGTTCCATCGACCCTGTCTCCCGAATCGTTGGAAAAAATCAACAAGAAACTTTCCGAGGATCCCTTGGGGGTGGTGGAACCATGGTTGATACAATATGTGGAAAAATCACAGCCGGCCCATGCCCAGCTCGCGATGCGGTTGCGTCGGCGTGGTCATCCCGTGGAAGCCGGTACACGCATCGAGTACCTGGTGCTGGATAAGGAGGATCTCAAGGCCAAGCTGAATGAAAAAATCGAGGATCCCCTTTATTATGAGACGCATTGTGATCTGTTGCGCCTGGATCGATTGTACTATATTCTTTCACTGTCCAAACCCTTGGATCAGATTCTCGAGGTGGTGTTTCGGAGAAGAGAATTTACCAAGAAACTACATAATGTGCACACGACACATAAAAAGATGATGCAGGAATTAGAGGATCAACATCGACCACTGATTCAGTTGGAAGGAGAAGACCCACCCAAGGTCAAAGCCAAACCCAAGGCCAAGTCCAAGACCAAAGCCAAACCGAAACCCAAAGTGACGGTACAGGATCTGTACGATTTATTGTAGGTTGGTCGTGGTGCTGATTGTGTTGAAAAAAATAAATATTGGAGATACATAGAGTATGTCGTGGTCCCGTTTAGAATTTGTTCATATTCCCAAGACCGGGGGGGAAGCCATTTGTGTGTCGTATCGAAATCGTCAATGGGGTCGTTATGCGAATCATGCCATTCTAAGGATGCGAATACATCGTTATCCGCTTTTCGGACAGGCAAAGCCCTGTAGTTTTTGGCATAATCATCAACTCGTAGAGGCACTCTACAAATATGCCAAAAAATTTTGCGTGATCCGCGACCCCGTAGATCGACTCTTATCTGAATACCGTTGGCAACGACTCCCCGATGACCCGAATCGTCTCAACGAGATATTGGCCCAATGGAAAACGGAAATTGAACAAAATCCCTTTTTTTCGGATAATCATTTTGCTCCGCAACATCTTTTTGCCGAGCAATGCGATCACGTCCTCTTGTTTGATTGTCTGGAACAAGAGGTTATGAACCTCGTGCAACAATATGGTATCCTTCCCCGACGTCTAGTCGTCCAACACCAAACGTCCCAAAAGTACCGCCACATTCGGAAAGACAGCATTTCACCAGAAAACATGGCGTGGATCCAATCCTATTACGCCAAGGATCGGGAATGGTATGCGCGGCTCAAGAGAGAAAGAAATTTATCCTAAAAATATACGGGTCCGTAATAAAATAATTTTCTTTTATTATCGGAAAATCCTCTGTATTTTTTTTGTATCATCATAGCAGTACACCAATTCGTTTGAAAATACTACGACACGTCCCTCGTTTCAACGGTTGTCCAGGATGATGGGGAACCACGACTCGATTTCCGTTTTTTCGGTACCAAAAATGACTGCCGTCCACACCGTCCGCTTGCCAATTTTCTTTGGTTAAAAATTGTTTCACCTCCTCGGGAAAAATATTTGCAAATCTCCTTTCTTGAATATTTTCATAAATGGTGTTGGCCTCTTTATTCAATATTTCATAGCCTTGTGGTTGGCGTGCCACAGGCTCGGCTTGAACTTGTGGACGGGCAAGTTCTATTTCTTGGACAGATTTGGTTCTTTTCCGTACCGCTTTGCCGACTTTGCTGAGTGTGGGTTCCTGTGTGTGTGGAACATAATATTCTTGTTCTGCTCTTGTCTTGGGTGATGGTGCCAACAGTGGTTCTTCCTCTTCCACTTTACGCAACGGACTCGGAGGCTTTGCCAAGGACTTTTCTACTTTATAAAGTTGTTCATATTCCTGTTCTACTTTTTTTGTATAATTTCCAAAAAAATACGTCGATTCCTTGCTACCCATTAACCTGGCCAATCGAGTTTGGCGTTTGGTTAGGACATTACTGAGGAGTAATTCTAATCCTTTTTTACTTGTTGTTTCCGTGTTTTCACGTTCAAGTATTTTTTGATCTTGTGGACCAATTGTATAACCATTTTTTAATAATACAGATCTATTGGCCCCGATATCTAGTTTTTTCTTGAGTTGTTCATGCAAAGAATTGAATTTTTTTGCTCTTTCTCCATGGCTGTATATTTGGTCCTGTTGTAATTGATTCAATTGTCGGTTCAATTCTTTTTTTTTCTTGTCCGAAATGGTGTACGAAAGTTTTTGCTTTTGTAAATCTTTGATTTTTTGTACACGTTCATAATGTTGGGTAGACAAGCTTGAAACTTTTTCCAATTCTTGTATTTCACGCCGATCAAAACCATACATATTTTCTTCCCATTGAATGGCAACAACCGACGCAAAGTAATCTTCGGATACAAGACCCAATACCCAAGCTCCGGAAGCCACACCAGCAATAATACCCCCAATACGTAATGTATTTTTCAAAAGCGGAGACATTTTTTTGTTTTCCATGTTTCTTTTTTTCTTTTGGACAAAAGAAAATTAAAACTTTTTCAGACCCAGAGGTGTTCAATCGCAAGGACGCTTTCCAAGGCTCCCTCGGTCCATCCCTGATTCTTGGAAATGCATTCCCCGACAAGAAAAATGTTGGGTTCGGGATGCTGTGCATACCGGATAAATTCGTCTCGATCGTGAAAGCGCTGATCCAGCGGTCGGTAATAATGGGTGCCTCGTTTCCAAAAGTATTGGACCGAGTCCTCGTACTTATATCCTGCGAGTTGTTGGATTTGGTCTTGGGACATGCGCATGACTGCCTCGGCCTTTTGATTGTCGGAATAGCTTACGGTACGAATCCTAGGGGAAATATAAATGCTTTTTTGGAGGGCAACGTCGTAATACGTCATGCCTTTTTGACGGTGAAGAGGATCGGCGTCGTGAGAAGAATAGGTGTACATTCTCAAAAAAGGATTGAAACCAATCTGTTGGTGGACGAGGGGAAACGGATACTGTTCGATCGACCCCGCAAAGACCAGGTTTCTGGCGTGGTAGGTTTTTGGATCGGTATGTACAAGGAAAGAATTATCGGTATCGCATTGTCGTGTATACGATTGCATCTCGGTGCGGAGACGGATCGTCGTGTGTCGGAGTAGGGACCGCAGGTAGCGGACGAGGCGATTCCAATCCACGGGGAAAATAAAATGACCGGGGACATTGTCCTCGAAACCATAATCCTCGAGCGTGTCCACGATATCCGCCTTTTCAAAATCCGTGTAGCCATTGCTGGAACAAAATTTTTGATATTCTTCTCTGGAAAAAAAAGTTTGAAAAAATTGGGCAAAATTTTGCGTGTGCCGATACTGTTGGATATGGGTTTTCTTTTTTAAAAGTTTTTTTACATAGTCGAGCGTGTACACTGGTTGAGAAAATTGGTAGCTCATGTTGGATTCTACAGGTTCTATTTTTTGGTAGTGGGCCACTAATTGGGAGAGGAGCCTATCCTTGGGATAACGTCCGACCCCGGCGCCCGTCACCACCTTGTGGGAATGAAACGTTTCCATACGGGTACGACCTCCGAGATGCGTATTTTTTTCCAAGATAAGGATTCGGGCATGGGGAAAACGGGTTTCTAAACGTACGGCCGAAAAAAGTCCCGCGACACCACCACCAATAATCAAATAATCCCACATTCTTTATAATTTAATTTAATTTTTTTTCCAGGGTCGTGCAAACGATTCCATCCTGTCCCACCACTGCTACGGAGGAATGACGTGGGGAAAGCAGTCCTGAAAAATACGTGGACGAATCCTTTTGCCATCCCTTGAAATAACGACGGCGCACATGTTCGTCCAGACACTGAATCTCGTGGACAATGGGATGACAAGGGGAAAAATCAAAAATCTCCAACCTCCCTCCCGGTTTCAACAGACGTGTCATCTCTCGGGCAAACTGTTTTTTTTTGGAAAGAAAGAGCATGCGGCCCGTGTGCACCTGGATCCTGTCAAACGAGGCGGATGGAAACGTGTCCAAGGAAACGCTACTAAATAATAAAGTGGGATGCCTCTCCTTGGCCATGGCAATCTTGGCGGGATTCGGGTCCACCCCCAAGACGTTCCATTCGGGGGAAAGGCGTTGATACAAGGCGTGGGTCGAATCCCCGTCCCCACAGTAGACATCCAGTGCATACTTGGGGTTTTTCGTGGTCGTAATGTACGTGGGTACCCACCGGATGGGATCCCCCATGTCGTCATCGAGCGTCGTGGACGTGGACATTTTCATAACCGGAATCCTAAAACCATGGACAATTACCGGTACGAGGACGAGGAAAAAAAAACGCATTTTGATTACTTGTATTGTTGTTGTTGTTGTTGTTGTTGGAAACTGTTTGGAAAGAGGTTGGAAAGAGGTGTGTTAGAAAAGAGTGGAATTGGAGAAAAAATATATTAATTTTTTTTCTAGTGCTGACGTTTTGTGTTTAAAATTACGGGGAAACCCATCAATTTTTTTTTCAGTGAAACTGTGCTTTTTCGGTGGACGTGGAAAGGGCGCGTGTGGTGGTATTCCCGAGGGCTTCGGACACCGCGTCAAAGTATGCCGTACCCACCTCTTGCTGGTGTCGTACCCCCGTGTACCCCTGGCTACCGCGTGCAAATTCCTGTTGTTGGAGTTGAGCGTACGCCGCCATGCCTTTTTCGAGGTAGCCATGGGCCAGATCAAAGCACGCGAGATTGGTCGCGTGATAGGCCGCCAGGGTAATGAATTGGAAGCGGTAGCCCATGTCCCCCAATTGTTGTTGAAACGTGTCCAACTCGGCTTCCGACAGGTGTCCCCGCCAATGAAAGCTCGGGGAGCAATTGTAGGCCAGAGGATACCCCGGAAATTGTGCGTGAATGGCGTCGGCAAATTGTTGGGCCACGGCCACATTGGGTGTCGAGGTCTCGAACCACACCATGTCGGCCACCTTGGCATACGCCAGACCACGGGCAATGCACGCCTCGATACCATTCCGGAAACGATAAAAGCCTTCGGGTGATCTTTCCTCGAGAATAAATTCCTTGTCGTACGGATCCACATTACTCGAGATCCATTGGGCCGACTCGGCATCGGTGCGGGCAATCAGCACAAAATCAGGACAATTCTCCACCGCGGCCGCCAGCCTTGCAGCGTGTAATGTTCGAAGGAATTGGGACGTCGGTACGAGGACTTTGCCACCGAGATGGCCACATTTTTTTTCCGAGGCGACCTGGTCCTCGAAATGAATACCCGCGGCACCGGCTTCGATCATCTTTCTCGTCAACTCAAACGCGTTGAGTGCACCTCCAAAACCCGCCTCCCCATCCGCAATCAACGGTACCAGATAATCGTGCGAGGGTCGAGCACCCAACATCAGGCACCCATTTCCATGATCGACCGCATCGAGATGTTGGATCTTGTCTGCACGCAAGAGGGATTGAACGATCCCATACACCACCCGGGGAACAGAATCCACGGGATAGAGAGATTGGTCGGGGTACATTTCACCACTGGTATTCGCGGCCGCTGCAACCTGCCACCCGCTCACATAGAGGGCCTGTAGACCCGCCTTGACGTACTGAATGGCCTGTTGGCCGTTGTAGGCACCCAGGGTTCGGACGACGCCATGCGCGAGGAGCGACTTTAGTTTTTGGGAGGTGTGCTTGGAATAGGTGTGGTCCACCACCAGAGAGCCCTGTAGTTTTTCTATGGTGGGCGTGCTGTGAAACGGTGTATTTCCCATGGAGATTTGTGAGGTGGAAAGAACGTCTTTAAATTTATTTTAAAAAAATTGAAGGCATTTAAAGTTTTATTTTATAGAGAATAACCCGAAACAAAACAATATCATCAGAAAAAAATGTCGAGCCTTCAGCTTACCGATATCAACAAGTTCAACACCAACAATCTCGTCTTTTCCAAGCCCGATGGCGGCAATATTGACAAGATCAAGTTCAAGAGGATCCGCGTGGCCACCCGCTACCCCGATGGCGGTGTGGGCGACCTCATTATTGCCACCCCACCCGGTCTCCACTGCTTTGGCCTCCAGGAATCCAGGGATCTCGGCAGCAACGCCATCAATGGCTACTCGCTCCCCCTGTGCCTGTGGAGCCGCAACGGTCCCACGGACGACGAAAAGAAATTTACCGACACGTTTACGGCCATTGCCGATCACTGCAAAAAGTACCTTTTGGAGCACCGCGACGAGATTGAAAAGTATGATCTCGATGCCTCTGACCTGAAAAAGTTTAATCCTCTTTTTTGGAAAATGGAAAAGGGCAAGGTTGTCGAGGGGCGCGGTCCCATGCTGTATGCCAAGGCCATTCTCAACAAGAAGCTGAACAAGATTAGCACCATCTTTGTGAATGAGGAGACCAATGAGCAGATTGATCCCTTTGAGATGATGAACAAGATCTGCAGTGTCACGGCGGCCATCAAGATTGAGAGCATCTTTATTGGGAACAAGATCTCACTCCAGGTCAAGCTGTTTGAGGTGGTGTACCGTATGCGCGAAATGTCCATGAGGGGTCTCCTTCGTCCCAATGCCCAGAAATTGGGGGCTTCCTCTTCCTTGTTAGGGAACGCGGGTGCTAGTTCGAGCAGCAGTGCACCTTCCTACGCCTTTGATGCCGCGGACGATTATGACGAGGATGCCGAGGACGAGGATAGCATTGTGCTGGAGGAGGAGGTGAATACCACCACTCTCCCTGTACAGAATGTCCCTGTAGTGGTGGACGACGACGAGGAGGAGGAGGAAGACGAGGAAGTGGTGGAAGAAGAAGAGGAAGAGGCCGAGGAGGACGAGGCCGAAGAGGAGGTAGTGGTCGAGGTGCCTCCTCCCAAGGTGGTGGAGGTGAAGCCTCCCAAGGTGGTGGAGGTGGCGCCCCCTGCTCCTGTGGCCACACCCGAGGTGGTCAAGAAAAAGACGGTGCGTACCAAGACCACTAAAAAGGCGGTGGAAGCCTAATGTGTTATATACTAGAGCACAATCTTGTATTCCAACAAATATATCCCGATGATAAAAAGAAAATTCATTGTCTGACGTAGCGGCAATACTATTTTTAAAAACTTTTCCAAAAATAAATATGCATTTTTGGAAACCGTTGGCAAGTCTTTGGACGCTGTTTACCTCTATTCCTACCAATACCGATACGAGTATCGTCCTCTCCCCAGGAACTTGTTGTCTCGCGTTCAAGATGACACAACCCGAGCGGTTCCCGGTCCCGCTTCCTCCTCATTTGGTGTTGGAAAAGGAGGACGATAATTATCTGTGGATGATTTTGTCCCGTGGCCAGCGTTTGGATGTGTGGACGCTGGCCATGGATACCAGAACACGGCAAGAAACATGGATCCATCTCGACACGCGTGATCATACACCATGGTTTGGATTTCCTCTCCCTTTTTGTTGCTGGCTTCCCCTACCCGACGAGTTGCGTGTCATGGACCGTCAGGGAAATATTCATAGAGTATCTCCCCAGCATTCTATTCAAGGACTGCCCTTGTGTATTGGGTATTTCCAAGAGGACCAATGGGCTGCATGTAGGGAATCGAGGCCCTCTTTGTCGGTCTATATACCTAGCGAGACTCGATGGTGCATGAAACCCACCTCGACGTTTGAAAAATACGCCCTCTTTAATCCCTATGTGCTCTACGATTGAAGGAGAAGGTCGACGCCCAAGACGTTTTTCAGATGGACAAGATATTGTTCCATGGTCCATTCGGGTTGTTCCTGACGCTGGCGGATCCTGTTTTTCAGACGGAGGATCCATTCCATCAATTGTTGTTTGGACGATAAGACGTCCACCACCGGAAACTCTTGGTAGTATCGACAGTAATGATCACGGCATTCATAGCACGGAATGGTGCCCTGGAGTGAATGAAAAAAATAAAGGGTGAATTCACGGGATTGTTCCTCCCGTGGATCCAAAACAACCATAATGGCATCGATGCTCACCCAAAAATGTGGACCCCACCGTACAGGGTCCACGGTGAAACTATTGTCCGTAATGATCATGAAATCTCTACGCTTGGGCAATATAAAAAAAACAATATTGATAAAAAAGAAAAAAATGTCCTATCTTCTTCTCAGTTCCGCGTACCGCGATCGATTGTTATACCCCAATCCCGCGGATTTTGTGGTTCAGTTTGGCACCATCAATAACCCCAACCAGTCCCAACTCAATGTATTTTATTCGACCAACCCCATCTCGCTGACGCTTCCCGACTATAATTTTTGTTGGACCAATTTTGCGACGCCCTATGACCCCGATTATGGCCCGTTTGTTTTCGAGACTACCATTGTGGCGGGCACGTCGACCGCGCCGTTGCTCGGAGACAATGTCAATACCGTCCTTTTGGGGATTTATCGCAAGGGGGACGTACCACCTCCCTTTGCCCTCGTCCAGCAAACCGAGAATGCCTATGGGATCCTGGCGGGATGGGTGTTGGTGGTGGGCAACCAGGGGTCGCTGTCGATCCGGGATATTCTTGATTATGACCCCGCTACGCGCATCGCGTTGCTGCGGAACCCCCTTCCCGATTTTGATGTGTCCGAGGGTCCTGTCCAAGCTTTTTTGGCCAACCTGTCCAAGACGACGAATCCCCAGTGTCCGACACCGCTCACCCCAATTTTTGCCAATGAACAGTCGGGATCCATCGTGTTTGCCAATGGATTTTTTCTCGAGCGTTCGTCCAATGTATATTTTGACTATGCCGTCTATCTCTACGACATTACCATTAACGAGGTGGCCCTCATACAAAAATATCAATCGGACCTCCAAGTCTTTACGCTCTGCAACCCCTTTTCGTGTGCATGGAGCGTCACGGACCAATACTGGGTGCTCAGCCGCAATGCCCCCATGGCCATTGGAGAGATTCAACCGATTGACTGTGAGGATAGCCACAGTCCTTTTTATAATGTTTCCTTTATCGAAGACTACACCTTTCTCGAAGCGGGTCGTGGGTACGTGCTCGGACAGCGTGTGGCGCTCATCGCCGATCCTCCCGACGATTCGAGTAGGGATCCCACCATTGCCGAGGTGGTGCGCATTGATGGTGGAGGAGGGGTGGTGGAGATTCGTCTGGTCCAGATTTCCAGGTATCCCTACCGCCTTGGTACCCGATTGGTTCTCCACGCCGAGTACATTGTCGTCCCGGCGGTGGTGGTGGTTCGAAATACCTCTCTGGTGTTTCGATGCACACTGCGTGGAGGCACCTTTCGTCCCCAGGATTTCGAGGGTAATTATTTCGTCTCGGTCCTCGCGAGTCCGCAGTATCAGTACGACCCATCGACGCGCAACGTGTACCTTTCCCCGAATGCCACCATCCCGGCACGCAATACGGCCAATGCCCCCATTGATTTATTACAATCCCAGAATCAGTGGGGTGCCACAGGGATCCGCAAGGTGGTGGTGTTGCAAGATGGCACCGTCCTCTTGTACGTCCAAAATTATTTCCAGGATCGTTTGATTCGTTTTGATATTGTCCACGAGCATCTGAGAGAACTTCCTCCTTATTTCCGGGGCTGGAATCATTTTATCATTACCCAATTTTCCTCCGAAGGCGTCGTACCCCTCAATTATACCGGCTCCCAGATCACCCAATCGCAAATGACGTGCCATGAGATGGCCGTGGTCAACCTGATTTTGCCCAACAAGATCATTAATAGTCCCCAGGGTTTGTTGACAAGTGCCTATCCCTATGTATTCCTGGAACTCAGCAATGAGACGATGCCCTCGGGACACAATCGGTCCATTATTTACTCCAACAACCCCTCGGCTGTACGGGCCACCTTTGTGTGTTCCATCAGCGACGTGAATAATCCCCAGACCACGCGTTTCATCAAAATCTCGTCGGATGGCGCCACACAGACTCTCAAATTTTCACCGTACGACAATCTCCGCGTCCGGGTCACGCTTCCCAGCGGTCAACCCTTTTTGACCGAAGAAAATGATACACTCGTGCCGTGTGAACCCGACCCCACGCTCCAACTCAGCATGGTTTTTCAGATTACGAGATTGTAAACAATATTGTTTTGGTAGGAATAAAAACAAGAGTGAATCCTCTTTTGCGTCGACAACGTTGACACACTTTTCAAAACCAAAAAAGAAAAGGTTTGGAAAAACTTTTATAAAATGTCTACTTTGTCTTGGTTTGGAACCAATCCTCCGCATCCTCCATGGCCACCTCCAGATCCATACCCAGGTACTTGATGAATGAATCATTGTCGTCGGGAATGCCCGAAGCCTTGCGCGCCTCCATGTACTTTTCACGGTACGAAGATACATACTCGGGATGGTCCTTGTCGAGCTCCTGGATGCGTTCCGTGGTGGTCTGGAAAGTATTTTTCATTTGCAAAATCTTTTTCTTGGTCTCGTGAAAGGTCCATACCAGCTGGGCCCTCTTGACATTCTCGGTAATGTACTCGTCGTACGAATCGATGGGCAGACCCTCCTTGGCCCGATTGGATTCCTCCAACAGCTTCTTTTCACGATCCTGAATATCCTCCATCTCCATTTTTTCCTGGCGCTTGCGGCTCAGAATATCCTCACTGATGAGCTCTGTCGTCTTTTTGCGGATATCAATGCTCTTGACGGATCCCGCGTATCCGTCCGACGTGGTGACGGGAAAAGGACGTCCTACAAACGCGTGAAACACGTCGTGATACGAATCCACATTCCGAATAATGAATTCGGCGCGCTCGTTCGCCTCCTCCTCGGTGCCATACACACCCCTCACCTTCATCATACCAAAAATATTATCCTTGTCCGGCGTCGCTCCGCTCGACGGAATAAACGAGACGAGGGCAATCTTTTGATTTGTCTGGGGAGGATCGGCGTAATACCGATCGACCTGAGAAAAGGTGATATCTTTGTTGAGGACATTCATGGCCTTGGGAAGTTCGTCGAGGTTGAGTGGCTCTACACGAAGCTTGGGTTTGGACATGTCGATTTTCTCACGATCTACGGGAGATACAAGAGAATGCATTGTTTATTTTTTGTTAAAGATTGTAGAATACTTAAATGGATTTTTTTTTTTCTCCTCGAGAAACAAAATGCTTTATTCCACTCTTGTCAAGGCCTATGATGTGGTCACGTTTTGCTCGGGTCCGAGGACGACTCCCCATGTTGAATCTCGGGTGAAACAGACACCGGTAGGGAACTGCTTGGTGTCGTCGACGACGACGACGAGTACACACTCAACACCCTTGCCGAGGGTTCGCGGATTTCCCCGGACCATCGCGGCAGCCAGTACGCCGGTATCAGCGGCTTGTGGCCAAAGATTTCCTTGAATTTTTTCTGGTAATACCAGGCTTCCTTGGTCGGGGGTACCTCGGGAAATCCGAGTGGGTTGGTTTCCATGTCCTTGTCTCCAACTCTTTTTTCCATCTCGGTTTGGAGGATTCGGAACCACGACTGTTGTGGGGAGGACACTCCATCGCTAAAGGCTTCTTTTTTACGCCACAGCACCGAATCCGGGAGGAGGCCAGGATAATGCGTGGCAAAGGCCTCGCGGATCAAATGTTTTTCCATGCGCTGGGTCGACGGCATCCGGGAGGCAATCGGGGTCCGCAGCATAAAATCGACCCATGCCCGGTCGAGATAGGGCACCCGGGCCTCGAGACCAAAACGACCCAGGCATCGATCCACACGCAAACCGTCGTACAAATGAATCTCTTGCAACCGGTGCACCGATTCCAAATGGGCATCGAGACGGGTAGGTGCCTGGTACCAATACAAATAACCCATGGCCACCTCGTCCGCCCCATCCCCATTCAGAATCGCCTTGAAATCCGTGGTTTCAGAAATGTGCTTGGCGAGCAGGTACTGCCCCACCGACGCACGAATCGTCGTGATATCCCACGTCTCACATGCCTCAATGACGTGATCGACCGCGTCCACTCCTTCCTGCGCCGTAAAATGAACCACGTTATGGTGGGTGCCCAGAAAACGGGCCACCTCGGCGGCGTAGACGAGATCGGTGCTTCCCTCCATGCCAATGGAAAAGGTGTGCAGATCCTGGACGCCCAATATCTTGACCATGATGGCACAGACGAGGCTGCTGTCAAGACCCCCGGACAACAAACAGGCCATGGGTCGTTCCCCGGTGCGGCGCTTGTCCACGGCCTGGATGAGCAGAGAACACAGCCTTGACGTGTCCGCGGTACGAAAAAAATCGTCGGGGTAGTCATGGTACGCGTACCATTCCGTGTGGAATTGGGCATCCACGTGCATCCACGTTCCCGGAGGAAATGGATGTGTCTCTTGGTACGGAATTCCTCGGGCGAGACTGGACAGATACACTTTTTGTTGGTCGAGATCCAAGCCATAAAAAAGCGGACGGACGCCGTAGGGATCCCTTGCCGCCACCACGTCAAGGAGGGTATCTCCCCGTAGTTTCACCAAGACAATGGCGTATTCACCGTCCAAATGTTGGAGAACGCGGGAAAAATCTCTCTCGAAATAGTCATAGAGGCGGTAAATGACTTCACAATCATTCTTGGACTGCATTGGGAGAGAAAACGTTTGGACAAGTTCCCTATAATTGTAAATTTCCCCATTGGCCAAGAGATAATAAGTATAGACCCCCTCAAAAAACACCATGGGCTGATCACCTCGAGGCGACAAATCGTGAAACGCGAGGCGGAAAAACGCCAACCAACATTGGGGATGCTCCACCACAAGGGTCTTGTCGGGACCGCGGGATTGGAGAGGCTCGGAGAAAATCTCAGAGAGAATGGGAAACGCGGCCGCCGCTCCAGGTGCATGGAAAGACGCCCAGATGCCGCACATTGTTGTTTTGTTGTTGGAAAAGAAAAAACAAAATGCCAAAACACAAAGTACTTGTACTATATATTGTATTGTATTGTATATATATAGTATAGAGAGAGAAGAAGAGAGAAATGTATTACCATCCTTTGACACCACCCCTTCTTGGTGAAATGTCCACCACACTCGTCCAACATCGGGAGGAAATCGAACAAATACTCCAGTGGATGTCGTCGTCTCTAGTAACCGTCATGATCTATGACATTGTCGCCGAACCCTCACGGACCGTTTACGATGAAATTATCACACCTCGAGAACGTGAGGACGCCACCACCTATTGTCGACAATTACAACGAGTGGTGGGGCGCGACCGCGTCCGCTGGTGTCTTTTTCACGCCATTCGTCCCGAGGATACACTGGCTTCCCTGGAAATGTGGTATGTTCAACACTATCCTGTCTTGGACATGCTCGTTCTCACCGGCAACCACTGGAATCCCCTCAAGATTGAAACGGTGGTTCCCCATTTGCTGGGGCTGGCCCTTCCTCCTCGGGACATGGGGGCCGTCCTCCTTCCCCACCGCGTGGGAGAACGAGAGAGGTGCCTCGATCGCCAGCAACGGGGCATCTCCTTTTTTGTGTCGCAGATTCAGCTCTACCCCACACCCGAATGGCAGTACTTTGTAGAGATCTTGGGTCCCTATATGTGTACCCTCACCACCGTACCCCTGTCGGCCAGGCAACTTGAATTCTTGGAAACGCTGGGTGTCTGTGTACAGGAATACACGGGTCTCGAAAAGACGTTGGAAAACAAGATACAACAGTGCCTCGAATGGTTCGGAAACGTCCCTTTTGGTTTCGACATTCTTGTGCACAAGAATCGTCGGCTTTTTTTGGAGGCCTTGATGAAAAAATAAAATGATTTAAAGAAAGTGGATATAGGTTTATATTGTAAGAGGTCTTGTCGTATAATGGTCAGTACTGTGGACTTTGAATCCACCAATCACGGTTCGATTCCGTGCAGGACCAAAAAATGAAAAAGTGATGCTCCATTGCGTTTTTTATAGTGGTTGTTGATCTTACCCCTCACCCTAGAGCTTTTTTTTCATTTTATTTCCTTTTCTACCCCTACCCTACAAGAATACAAGGATGGAGAATCTTTTGGATCTCCTCATGGATCATATCAAACCACAGGTTCAGACCCTTCATCTTGTGTACCGTGATGATGAGTCATTTGCCCTGGAACTTTGTCATCATGATGGCCGCCGCGAAATGGTCCGCGTGACCATGAAAGACATTCTCCAATGGGTCGCGGAAACAACCAAGACCAAGATCAAACGTCGGAGGGTCCTCGCACCAACAAAAACAAAAACGGTCCCCGAATTGGTCCACCTTCTTGTCCAAGAATATCCGATCCTGGAGGAGGTATGGCCGCGTATAAATATTGTAGGGGATGTGCAATCTGGCAAGAGTCGTTTCATGATGGCCGCCCTATGGATACTTACGTATCACCACGATCTTCGGTGCATCCTGGTCCTCATGAATATGGTCGAGAGCTACAATCAGGTGCTTCTTCGTGATGTGGTCCTTTTCAATCAGTGGTTGCGAGAACAGGGTGGGGAAAACTATCTGCTCCAGGTGGAGGGTCTACGTGGTCGTGGTGGTAGTACGGCCACCCAAGAAAAAAGTATTCGTCTGTGTATGGGGAATGCCGCGCAATTGACCAAGCTGGTATCGCAGGGAGGTCCTGTCGCGGTGGTGTGTGATGAAGCCGATACACTGGTCAAGCATTGGGACGCGTCCCAAGATTCCACTAAAAGCGGAGCTCTTTTCCAATCCTGCATCGCCAAGGCCAAGAGCGTGTGGTGCGTCACCGCGACACCGTTTGCTTTGTTGAATCAACTCGAGGTGGAGAGCAAGTCGTGGCGTCTGCCGATTTCCACCCTGTATCGTGGCACCCAGCATTTCAAGGTTCATCCTCTGGACAAGGAAACCACCGAAACGCTCCGCAAGGACGACAAGGCGCTGGCTTCTTTTGTCGAAAAAGTTTGTGTCGACCGGAGTGTCCGAGATCAATTACCGTACCTGGCTATTCTGGTCAATGCCCGATGGACCCAGGCCGCGCAAAAGAAATTTGCACAAACGCTTCGTGGCCGTGTCTCGTATATTCTCAATTCAGAGAGTCCGTGTTTTATCAAACGCTGCGACGAGGAGGGGAATCTTCACGGTACACCTTTCCAGACGGTTTCAGAGTTGTTTGATTCGTTGGAAGCCATGGGAGGGTACCAGGAACATATTTTGATTGCCAACCGCACCGCCAACCGCGCCGTCAGTTTTCGACCATCACCTTTGGTCGGTCATGGCGGTCTGACCGTGGAGATTTTTCTACCCCCCGACACGACACATTGTGCGTCGCTGCGTCAAGCGCTGCGCCTCAGTGGCAATTATGATCCAGACTATCCGGATCTCCATCTCTACATTTCGGAAAGCGCGTGGTTGCGTATTTTGGGGGAGGAAAAAAACATGACTCTATGGGTGGACAAGAATCGAGAATGGGGTGTCCCTAGGGAACAGATTACTGGGACTATGTTTCAATCCGTAGGTCTTCATGATCGTACCGCGGTGGATGACACGACGCTGGAACAACGGTACAAATTGTGCCACCATGATTTTGAGAGTAGGGAGGCGCTCGAATCCATGATCCCCTCCTTTCTCCAACCACTGCCCCGAGTATGGATGACCCAAGAAAATCCGACGTTGTTGACGTGCCCTGTCGACTTTGTGTATACGACCAATCGTGTGGAACAAGGACGATGGCATCAACAATTCAAGGAAGGTTTGGACGGGCGGGTACAAATTTGTTGGAATGAGCCCCGATACCGTCAACTGCATGATTTGAAACAACGTTTTGGAAATAAGCGCCGTCAGTACCTGTGCCAATACCTCGTAGGGGATGGAGTGGGGACGGAGCCCTTGTATCGCGTGGCGTGGAAACCCGAGTTTTGTGAGGATGAGTTGACGATGGATGATTCTAGATGGAAAGATGCCGTGTATTTGTACCGCACCAGTCGTGGCGCATTTCGTTTTTACCATGCCTCGTGCGAGTCCGTATCAATGGGTCAGGTAGCGCATGGTCCGCATGCATAGATGGAATTTATTTTTTTTTTTAGGAAACAAAAGAATGAAAACGCTTCATTTGGACAAGGAATATCATGTGGACATGGGGACCTTGTACGAAGAAAACTATTTTATCATCAAAGTCAAGGAAAATACCGAAGCGTTTGTAGGCCATCAGCTACTTTTTCGATTTGTGAAACATGTCGTGGATAATAAGAAATGGTTTCCCCTTTTGGAAACATGTTTTGATACCCCGCTCCTCATTAGCGATCATCGTAAAACCGCCAATGGCGTGGAAAAAGAAAGAATACCTATTCGAACAGGAATTATTGGATTTTATGATCGTTTGACCCCTCAGCAAAAAATAATGGTTGGCGCCCACAAAGCGGGACGTAGGACCGCATTTACCCGTCATTGTCCCCTGGAATGGAAACAATGTCTTCCTTTTCTTCGTCTTTTATCTCAACACTACCGCAAGACATGTCCTGTGCATTACCGGCGTCAGGAAAATGTCGCTCGAACCATTGAAAAAGATTTGCGCATTCCTCATACCGTGTTTACGACCGCAACGGTCAATCAAAATTGGAATACGCGCACACATACCGACAAGGGTGATTTTCAACACGGCATGTCCTGTATCGCCGTGTTGGGAAACGATGGGTTTCGAGGGTGCGCTCTCGGATTCCCAAAACGCAAACTACTTGTCTATATGGAACCCGGGGATGTGATTTTGATGGATTCCCACGAACCCCACTGCAATACCCCTCTTCGTCTCTTGTCCCCTCAAGGTAAGCGCTTATCACTGGTGTGCTACCTGCGTGAAGACCTTCCTCTTTTTCATACACCCAAAGTTTGTGGAGACCAGGTATTTTACGTTGCCGAAAAACTATAAGTTTTCAAAAATCTATTTTGAAAAAATTCTTTCTACATTTTTGAAAAAATATTTTTTCAAAATTCTTTCTATACATTTTGAAAAATCTATTTCTATACATTTTTGAAAATATTTTTTCAAAATTCTTTCTATACATTTTGAAAAATTCTTTCTATACATTTTTGAAAAAATTTTACAAAAAATTTTCGATACGTCCCCCCGACATTTCATAAATCTTTTTACGGCTTTGAAAATGTTTCTTGAGGATGGGATGCCGGTCCACGATATCCACAATAATGGGTTCGACATCGGGTCGTCGAAACACACGTCCGAGGTACTGCAGGAAATACTCTTCAATATCCGAGGCCAGCAACAGCATATCCAGCTTGTCGTGCGAAAACCCGGTGCCCACTTTTTGAAACGTGGCAATGAGGATACGCGCCCCGCGGTCAAACGTTGTTTCATTCTCCTTCATCATGGTGACGCTCGTTTCTCCGCGATCTTTCAATAGTTGGGCAATCGTTTGAATCTGCTGGAGGCGCTTGCTCAGAATCAGAATATTTCGATTCTTGAATCGGAGACACAGATCGGCAATGCGGGCATTGCGTTCGGGATGCGACATTTGCTTGTCAATGACCGAGTTCCAGATGATATCCCCACGCATGTCCTTGTCGTGCTCAATGTGGATATGACTATCGAGAAAATACACCGTGTGCGGTCGAAACAATTTTCTCGACACCTTGTGCAGCCCAAAATACAGCTCCAATAGCACATCAAAGCCATCGATACGAAACGGGGTGGCACTCAGTCCCATGAGATACCGTGGACAGAGATAGGAGAGGGCCTGGGATAAGACACGGGTGACCATCAAATGACATTCGTCGACAATCAACAGTCCAATCCCCAACTCTTGGTACTCTTGAAAATCGTGCTTGGTGATATTGACGGCATTAACCAGGTAGAAATCACATCCGCGTTGCAAGGCCTTGGATTTTCCCTTGATGATTTGTACCGACACCGTTTCTCCAAACCATTGACGAATGGTTTCCATCCACTGATCAATCAGCACCAGTTTGTTGACAAAAATCATGGTCCGGAATCCAATCGCCGAGGCAATCGATAATGACGTAATGGTCTTGCCACCGCCGGGATAAATGGCCATGAGACAGGATCCGGTCTTGTTGAGAAGCGCGACGCTCTCGTTGAAAATTTCCTTTTGTTCAGTCCGTAGAGACCCCTTGAATCGACTGTGAAGGGCACCGCATTCCTCTCTTGGCTTTCGGTGAGGCTTGCCAAAATACGAGACGCCCCAATGAAACGGTACCGTGACATGATCCCCTTCTCGATGCACCAGCGTCACGGTATCGGGGGGTTTCCAAAACGGCGTGGCCTTTTTGGAACGCTGCTTGGGTTGGAGTTCAATCACCAATTTTTTTTCCATCGTGTCCAAGTCCTTTTCTTGTAAAGACGACAAGGGAAGACACAGCGACATTTGGTTTTTACTTTTTTTTTTTTCAAAAAAAGAAATGGCGTGGTGTCAATTTTTTCATGGCAACAAATGAAAAAATATTTTTAAAAAGGTATAACAAAATATGCTCCGCTCGATTGATCTTTCCCACCCCAACAACGTGGCGGCTTATCTCCAACAATGTAGGCTTCCTCACGATTCTTTTACGGCCTACGTCTTGAAAAAAACGCTCCAAGAACATTATTCCAAGACCCTCCGAAACATGTCGGTCGCCCAAATTCATCAACAGGGCTATTGTCGACAATTACAAAACAAGGCCGTCATCCATCAAGCCTTGTTGGCCACTCTGTTTCCGTATGTCGAAAAAGATGTCGAGGTCATGGAATACCATCTGAACCATCCCATTTCGGCCAAGGAAATCCGGGACAAGATGGTTTCATCCACCATCCACCTTTCCAGAGTGCCCAAGGAACAAAAGGAGTTGGTGAATGCCCAGACCAACACCATGCTGGACGTGATTACGCTGCAAGACATGCCTCTTTCGGACTTTGTTCAAGTGTTGGAAACGGGCGAGCTCCTGTCAAAAGACACTTTGGAAGATTTTATTCATCGGAATACTACGACGTGGCGGGGAAAAGAAAGTGTAGGATTCAAGACGCCCGAGGGGGCCATTCTCGGCCATCTCGTGTCGTACAATTTTGATCAACAAGATTTTTTTCCTCAAAAGCCCGGCACCCTTTCCCTTTCCAGGATTCGTAATGTCGACAAGATACCTTCCCAGCTCCATCCCACCAAGGTGGTGCCTACCCATTTTTTTCGATTGCAGTACATGAACCATGTGTCGTATCTCCCGGATACGAAAGAGGGCCGTATTGTATTGGGACTATTCAAGGACGCTTTTAAAAAGGGCAATCTGTACGGTCTATCCTACTCGGGACGGGTGCGGCATGGACGTGTGCACAAGAAAACCACCCTCACGGGGTCGTCTTTTGGCTATCCCGATGAGACGTACCTACAGCGTGTGTCGGGGGAATTACGGGCGCTGGGATCGACCCCGTTTTTGTATCAATTCTCCCAGGACCCTACGTATGAACCCAAAAAAGATCCGTACCCCTACGAAAAAAGGTTTCGTATCGAATTTCACTAGTATTTTATTTTTTTTTTTGTTGAAAATAAGTAAATAAAATGACTGCAAGATATAAAATTTCCGATTCAACTTTCCCTATTAGTATTTTTTCTACGTCCTCCATCAATGCCACCAGCACCTACACCGTCAACAAAACAAAAGTGTACTACACAGACTTTAGTCAACTCTATCAATCCAACGCCTTTTCGTATACAGTAGGTACTACTACACCGGACTACAAAAACGGTTCTTTCAAAATCACCGTCTCGGGAAATAATGGAAACTCTTTCTTGGTCTATGCCATGGATTGTATCCTTTATGCACCCATAGAGTCAACCAGCGGATGGGGTGATGCTACCTGGTCAGATAATCCTACGGTGCAGTATACATACTCTAGCTGGTCAATATATGGAGAGGATAATTATGTTGGTCCTTCCATCACCAATTCCTTTGACGGTGTAGACGTGAGTGGAGTTAAATATAAATATACGACTCCCTCGGTTTTCTACATCCAACCTGGTGTCCCCAATACCCTTGATTCCGACAAATACTCGGTGCCTGTCTATAGTTTTATCGGCTCTCCTATTTTTTCGAGTGCGAATTGTACCGGTGGATGTGCAAATCAATCCTCCGCACTAATTGGTCGG